CGTTTTTTGGTCTACTATAGATGCTGCGAAAAAAGAAGAGAATACACAAAATGCAACAATCTCTTCCCCAGTTGGCGCCGGAAAAGATGACAATAATGTTGTCGAAAGCACTAATAATACAATATACTTCTATTCAGAAGTAACGAGGCCAAAGATCCTCCAGTTGAATAAAACAATTAATACAATTGGTATTAATCTAATAAATCAAGCGAATATTTTAAGAAACCCTGAAGCAGCAAAGCTTTACATCCATATTAATAGTTTTGGAGGATCAGTTTTCGCCGGTTTCTCTGCGGTTGATTACGTAAAATCTTGCCCTGCTCATGTTGAAACAATCGTCGAGGGCTGCGCAGCATCTGCAGCAACTTTAATTAGTACAGCAGGACACCATAGAAAGATCAGAAGAAATTCTTACATGTTGATTCACCAGTTATCTTCGGGTATGTGGGGTAAATACGAAGAAATGAAAGACGCGCTGGAAAATAGCGATCTGTTCATGAAAATGATTAAAGAGCATTATCATGAGCATACGAGAATCCCAAAAAGAAAATTGAATGAAATACTTAAGCGAGATCTTTGGTTTGATGCCGAAACTTGCTTAGAATACGGACTAGTTGATGAAATCATAGAATAGCATGCGGAAAATCCAAAATAAAATACTTCTTTTAAATTCAGATTATAGAGTATTGAGGTTTGTGGATTGGAGCAGGGCGCTAAAGCTATTATTAAAAAATAAAGTTGATATAATAGACTTCTGGGAAGGGGTAGAAATAAGGACTGTAGATGGTTCGATTGTTCTTCCTGCCACAATTAGGTTAAGAAATCAAGTGAGATTCCATCGAGCAAAAATTAAATTTTCTAAAAATCTTATAAAACGGAGAGACAACTACAAATGCCAGTATTGCGGAAAAATAGAGGATAGAAAGAAACTAACAATTGACCATGTGGTTCCTGTTTCCAAAGGCGGCGAATCATCTTTCGTTAATTGCGTGACGGCCTGTTACAAATGCAATAATAAAAAAAACAATAGTCTTTTATCTGAAACAAATATGAGATTACGAAAAAAACCAATGCGGCCATTATACAGTATACACTTTGGATTGAGTGCTAACAGCGAACATCATAAAAATTGGAGAATATTTTTAAAATGAGTATCTTCGCACAAATCTTTTTAGGAATAACCGCAGCAAATCTATATGATTGGGCCCTGCATAAATATCTTCTTCATGATATAGGAAAAAACAAGAAAAGTTTTTGGAGCTTTCATTGGAAAGAACATCACAGTCGCTGCAGGAAAAATAACAATTACGATTCTAAGGTCTATGTGAAAGAAATCTTGTCTCTGCAGGTGTTTTTTCTATTACATGCATATTTTTTATGGAATTATCCATTTTTATTAGCAACAATGGGGTTATATGCCGCTTCTTATTATGTAGTACACAGATATGCTCACCATAATGTAGAGTGGGGCAAGAAATACCTTAGATGGCACTACGATCACCACATGGGCAGAGATCAGGATAAGAATTGGTGTGTTGTAATGCCGCTTGCAGACTATATTTTGGGTTCAAGAGAGAAGATGGTTAACAAATAGTAAATTATTTGTTATATTATGTTTATGCGAGAGTGGTGGAACTGGTATACACAGTAGACTTAAAATCTGCCGTCTTTTTCGGGCTTACGGGTTCGAATCCCGTCTTTCGCACTAATTAAGGGTATGAAAATGAAAGAAATCATGAATGAGTGGAGAAAATCGACAAAATTGCTTAATGAAACGACTTTTTCACGAATTGCAAGCAAAATTGACGATCAAAAGATCCCTTTTGTCGTAATGTCGGCCGACAGACATGAATTTAGTAGAGTACAGAACGATAATCGAAATAAAGAGTTGAAACAAGCCGTAAAGGCCGCCGGATACCCATTTGCAGAGTTACAGGGGTCTTGGGTCGAGCAGGACGAAGAAGGGAACGATATGAGAGTCGTTGAGAAGTCAATTATCATATATGATGAGTCTCGCGGCGATGTTCCTGAACGATCAACTGAATTATTTGATTTAGGAAAGCAGTTATCTTCGGAATATGGTCAAGATGCCTATATTTTTGGAGAACCCGGCGCCAAATCGTGGAAAATGCATATTAATGCTTATGATAGAAGCGGAAATATGGTTGATTATGGTGGCCCCTGGAGTACAATTGAACAGATCCCAAACGATTCAAGTTTCTGGTCTAAAGTACGAGGAACAACCTTTGTATTTAAAGAAGAAGCCGTCGAAGAGGTAGTTGAGGTCGATGCTCCAAACTCTTTTATTGAAGCGATGATAAAAACAAACGAGCACAAGGGCAAGAAAGTTAAGTTTATACGCAGGGGCAAGGAATAGCCAACCCGCAATGCGCCCTTAGCTCAGTGGTTAGAGCGCGGCTCTTATAAGGTCGTAGTCCTGGGTTCAATTCCCAGAGGGCGTACCAGCATCAGTATTCGGAGCAGGTTTTTCTTTTGTATGTTCAACTGCACCGCTACATTTTTGACATAGAGGTTGGGTATATTTCGAAATGAATACTCGCATTTCATCATATGTTGGCGACAACGTTATAAACGGAAATCTTGTAAAAACAGAGTGAATCATACCGATAATTTCGCCGTCTGAATTAAAAACTGGAGATCCAGAGCTTCCCGGCGCGGCCGGAACAGAATACATCGCAAATCCTCTGGAAACTCCATTATAATGACCATGCATCGTCGGGATCATACCTTTATCAAAAATTCCAATTGGCGCCGCAAGATTATATGCTGCATCTCCTGGAGCAGGCGCCCTCCAGGCTACAGAGACCGCTCGATCTCTTAAGTTATGAGCCCAGGCCATGCATAAATCAGTTTTTCTGTGAAATTTCAAGACTTCTAATTCATGCTTTTCTCCGTCCACATTTATGGCTCTAGAAGAAATACTGACCACGCTGCTAAATTCTGTTGTTAGAGAGGTTATAATATCTGAAACGTCACAAACATGAGCAGCAGTAACAACATAAGATCCTCCAGCAGCATTTTTTACTATAAAACCAGATGCGCTAGAGCCAGCCTCTCGCTCAACACATTCTTTTGGATTGGCAGGGTTGCACATCTTAAATTTAATGGCTGTTTCTATTTTAACGAACGACCTGCGCGGAAGATTTAGGCTTCCATCTCCTCGCTCCACATGATTCCTATCTAATGAGCAGCTTGTTATTCCGCATCCTGTTGAAAGAATTAAGAATAATGATAATAATAATGCTATGAATGACTGTTTGGTTCGTTTCATTTTTTGTCTCCTATATTTTAAGTAGAATATAAAAGGACGAATCGGAAATAAAAGACTATATATGTACATGGAGCACAGAATGAAAACCACACTAAAAATTACAGTTTTTTCTTTATTATTGGCAGGTTGCGTAGCGAGCATGCGCGCCGATACCACTCACCCGACCCCCACCCAAAAGATCGTCGGAACTAGCAGTTTGGTATATCATAAAGGACTCAGTAATCCTAATCTTTATAGAATCGGCGGCAGCCCACAAAATGGCGAAGCTTGCCAGGGTAATAATTATAGAATAATAAACCCTGTAGAGATCACAATCCCCGATGCAAATGGCATCATGACACAAATTTTAGTTGTACCAAACCAAGACCTAACACTCAATTAATTTATTATTGAAACTATTTACAACAAATAGCGGTGAGTAATGGCTAAAAAAACATATGTTCTCGATACTAGTGTATATCTAACTGATGCATGCGCGATAAGGTGTTTTGGCGATAATGATATTATTGTACCACTGAAAGTGCTTGAAGAAATTGATAATCATAAAAAGCGACAAGACAGCGTTGGAACTAACGCTAGGCAAATAATTCGAATCCTAGATGAACTTCGGACAAAGGGAAGTCTCTATGAGGGCGTCGATATTGATGAAAATTTAGGAAAAGTATTTGCCAGATCTCATGAATTTTCGAATCTTCCATCAGATTTCGAAAAGACAGATCCAGATAATATTATTATCAGTACGGCCTTGTCTGAAAAGAAAAATAAGCCAGATAGAGAAGTAATATTAGTTTCTCGTGACATCAACATGCGTGTTAAATGCGATGCTATTGGTTTAGATGCGGAAGATTATAACACAGAACAAATTATTGAACGTGCTGATCATTTATACGATGGGTTTAAAAGGCACCTTGTCGATGACCAAATTATAGATCAATTTTATAACGGCGAAGACATCTACATTGAAGAAGAAGATCAGGAAGAAGCGTTTTATTCAAACCAGTTCGTAATGCTGGTGTCAAATTCAAATGAGAAAAGAACAGCGTTAGCGAGATTCGATAGTTACAATATGCCACTGCGAAAAATGGTAGAATACTCAGATATTTGGGGCGTTCGGCCAAGAAATAAAGAGCAGAACTTTGCAATGAACCTCTTGATGGACCCAAATGTTAAAGTTCTCAGTCTTGTTGGCCGCGCAGGTTCAGGGAAAACTCTCTGCGCACTGGCAGCAGGCCTAGAACAGGTCCTGGAGCCCCCAGATTCGGCCGCAGACGTTAGATATAAGAAACTCATAGTCTCGCGCCCTATCGAGCCTATGGGGCGAGATATAGGCTTTTTACCGGGTACCCTGGAAGAAAAGATGGATCCATGGATTTCTCCAATTCGAGATAATCTTGAATATTTAATGGGTGCCGATAAAAAAACGCTTGACATGTACTTAGAAAATGGTATAATAGAGATTGAGGCGTTAACTTATATTCGTGGCCGTTCTATAGCCAACGCTTATATTATTATTGACGAATGTCAACAATTAACGCAACATGAAGTTAAAACTATTTTAACAAGAGTCGGAGAAGGAACAAAAATTATTTTAACTGGAGACGTCGAGCAAATCGACAATGTTTATGTTGACGAAATTTCTAATGGTTTGACATATGCAGTTGAAAAGTTTAAACCTTACGAAGTATCTGGCCATATAACACTAAGGAAAGGAGAAAGATCTAAAGTTGCTTCTTTAGCAGCCAAGATTTTATAAAATGAACAACGGAACACACACATTTTTAATGATAATGGGTGGTTATGCACTTATATATTCAATCATGTTCACATTTGATTATATTTTTCACAGGAAATCAAAATGAAAATAAACAGGGTTGATCCTATATATCCAACACAACTGAATACAATACCGAAAGAGCATTGGAAGTGGTGTGGGCATATGCCTATAAATAAAGATCCAGAAATTTTGAACGGAGACTTAATATTATATAATAAATATGGTAAGATTGTAATCCACAGTTCAGAAAACAAGGAGAAACAAAATGGCTGATATTGAATTTAAAGAGACAGAGGCAGAAAAGAATCCCACGGAAGAACAATTGGTCCAGGCCGATTCCCCTCTTAAAGAATGGTTAGTTAATTATGCCGGCGAGAGATTTCAACCAGAGGATGGCAATGTCACTGTAGAAATGATTGTAGGCGCCGTTGCTAATGAATTCCCCGAATTTTTGCTTGTTGTGGCAGAAGAAAATTTCATGAGAGGGTATCAACAAGCTCTAAATGATGTAGAAAACACACAGCAGACAAATGAAACAGAAGAATAACATA